CCACGATAATCCGATGGAAGTTGAAGCTCGGGCGGCAGAAGTTTTATAGGCAACCCACCAGCCTTTGATGGTGGACTTTGAAAGACGATAATGGCAAATACAAAAACACCCATTACCATTGATGATGTTGAATATGCGTTTGAGGACTTGACTCCCGAGCAGCAAATTTTAATCAACCATTTGGCTGATTTAGATCGTAAACTAGGCTCTGCCAAGTTTAACGTAGATCAACTTCAGGTTGGACGCAATGCCTTTGCAAATATGCTTGAGCAGTCTTTAAAGGCAAAAGTAACTGAGGTTTCTGATGACGCCTGAGGGAAAAATCAAACAAAAACGTCAGCAATATGCAAAAACATATTACGAAAAAAACAAAGAAGAATGCAAGGAAAGAACAAAAAATCATGCTTCTTGCATAGCCGCACGTGAAAAATACAGAAAAAAACCTGAAACAATAGAAAAAAATAGAAATCGAAGGCTTTTACAAAATTACGGCATAACAAATGAAGATTACGAAAAAATGCTTGAATCTCAGTTGTTTTGTTGTTTAGGATGTGGTCTGCATCAAAACGAGCTAGATAAAAAACTAAATGTAGATCATAACCATGAAACAGGCGCTATCCGAGGACTTCTTTGCGGAAACTGCAACAGAGCATTAGGATTGATAAAAGACAACGTAAAAACTTTGACAAATCTTTGTAAATATCTAGAAAGATCTTATGCCTCTTGATCATTCGTTACAAAAATACTACGAAGGCCGTTTTGACATGATGGCTACAAAGGGTTGGAAAGACCTTTTGGATGACATTGACGAAATCGTAAAAGCACTGAATAATATTTCTGTAATCAAAGACGAAAAAGACCTACAATTCAAAAAAGGCGAACTTTCTGTGTTTACTTGGCTACAAACCTTAAAACAGGTCAGCGAGAAGGCATACGAGGAACTAAATGAAACGAATATATGAATTTGCCTGTAAGAACGGGCATCGCATTGAAAAACTCACTGATTATGAGGCAGTGACAGTCCAATGCGAATGTGGTGAGGAATCTCATCGCATAATAAGTGCTCCAGCTATTAGTTTGGAGGGGTGGTCAGGGCATTTCCCTGGCGCTGCGGCTCAATTTGACCGCAAACACCGTGAAAAACTGGCAGCAGAGCGCAAAGCGAACTCATAAATACCATGTGGTGTCGAGTTCATGTGAAAACTCCTAGAACCTTAAGTGGCAGGAAAAGGATACAGTATGTTGGTTGATAACGAAGACGAGATGGGTAGTGAGATTGAAGCGGTTGAGCAAAAGCAAGCTGCTAGTGAAGCCAAGATTCCTGAGAAATATCAGGGAAAAAATCTTGATGACATTATCAGGATGCACCAAGAAGCTGAAAAGTTAATTGGAAAACAGGCTCAAGAGGTTGGCGAAGTTCGCAAACTTGCTGATGAACTCATTAAACAGAATCTTGGTTCAAAAGTTACACAAAATACTGAGGTTGAACCTGAAGTTGACTTTTTTGAAGACCCTCAAAAAGCAATTCGTAAGACGGTTGATAATCATCCAGACGTAGTAGCGGGTCGTGAAGCGGCTCAAAACTTCAAAAAGATGCAGATTCAACAGATGCTGGCAAGTAACCACCCAGACTTCACACAAGTTGTGCAAGACCCTGAGTTTGTTAATTGGGTGAAATCTTCACCTGTGAGACTTGGTTTATATGCTCGTGCAGATGGTGAATTCGATTATGATTCGGCTAACGAACTGTTGTCTACATTCAAAGAGTTGAAAGGTGTCAAGGCAAAGCGAAACGTAGAGGCTGGAGAAGCTACTCGTAAGCAAAACCTTAATGCTGCAACTGTTGATGTGGGTGGTACAGGTGAATCAGGAGGTCGAGTCTACAGGCGAGCTGACCTAATTCGGCTAAAAATGACTGATCCGGCTAGATATGAGGCTTTGTCTGATGAAATCATGCAAGCGTATCAAGAAGGTCGGGTCAAATGAAACTTTAATCTTGGAGAAACAACATGGCTACCGCATTTTCCCCCGCAAATAACGTAACGAAAACCACCGCAGCAACTTTCGTCCCACAAATTTGGTCTGACGAGATCGTTGCCGCCTACCGCAAGAACTTGGTGATGGCTAACGTCATCAAGAAGATGAGCTTTAAAGGCAAGAAAGGTGACACCGTTCACGTTCCTGCTCCTACCCGTTCGTCTGCTTCTGCCAAAGGCGCAACTAACGCTGTTACCCTGTTGGTTAACACTGAGTCTGAAATCCAAATCTCGATCAACAAGCACTATGAATATAGCCGCTTGATCGAAGACATCGTTGAAACCCAAGCTCTGACCTCTTTGCGTTCGTTCTACACGGATGACGCTGGTTACGCTTTGGCTAAACAAGTTGACTTGGACTTGATCCAGTTGGGTCGTGGCTTCAACGGTGCAACCATCGGCACTAACGACTACGCCACTAGCGCAAGCTCCACCAAAGCCTACATCGGCTCTGACGGTACTACCGCTTACAACAGCACGAGTTCCAACGCTGCTGCTTTGACTGATGCTGCTATTCGCCGCACCATTCAGCGCCTGGATGACAACGACACCCCAATGGACGGTCGTTTCTTTGTTATCCCACCCTCAAGCCGTAACACCTTGATGGGCCTGAGCCGTTACACCGAGCAAGCGTTTGTGGGCGAAGCTGGTAACAGCAACACCATCCGCAACGGTGAAATCGGTAACTTGTACGGCATGCCCGTGTTCGTTACTTCTAACGCTGACTTTGGCGCTGGTAACAGTGGTGCTGACCGTATTGCTTTGATGGGTCATCGTGATTCGATGGTTCTGGTTGAGCAAATGGCTATCCGTTCACAGACTCAGTACAAGCAAGAGTACCTCGGTACATTGTTTACTGCTGACACTCTTTACGGCGTTGCCCGTATGCGTGATGCAGCCTCTACTGGTTCTGCTAAGTCTAGCTCGGCTTTTGCCTTGGCTGTACCTGCATAATTGCAGTTGCCTCCTGCCCTCTAACGGGGGTAGGGGGTCTTTTTTTAAGTGAAGTGAAATATGGCTACATTTAAGTGTTTGCAAAGTGGTAATACGGTTACGTTCACGCTGCAACATGACATTGACTCCATGAAGGGACATCACGGTTATGTTCTTTTGGATGAAGATGGTCATGAGATGCCAAGTGAACTTAACTCGGAAAAGAAACAAATCACATTAACGGCTCCTGCTCGTAAACTAGGCAGACCACGAAAGTCTTAAATGTCTGATATTGACCCACGAGAATTTGGCAAATTAGAGGCTCAAGTAGAGGCTTTACAGAGCGAATTGCATGATATTCGCAAAGATGTGAAGGCTCTCCTTGAGTTGGCGAACCAGTCTAAAGGCGGGTTCTGGATGGGTATGGCAATAGCATCTAGTTTTGGTGCTATCGTTTCATTCTTTGCTACCAGGGTGTTGCGATGAAAAACGGACTGCTATCTGGTAAGGTTTGTCCAGTGGCAACACAGGACGTAACGATTAACCTAAAGAATCGTAACCATGCTTTTAAAGAGTATGGATATGGCCCTCCCAATCCTGATGATGCAAATGATGCGTTTTGGCTAAAGAAGGCCAAGATGTATAACGCACCTACTTCTGCTGTCAAAGACATGCGTTGTGGTAACTGTGCGGCATTTATCCAGACACCTAAGATGCTTAAGTGCATTAAAGATGGCTTGGAGAGTGCAAACGAATCCGAAAAAGAACTTTCCTACGATCAGCAATTCATGGATGCGGCTAATCTAGGATTTTGTGAGTTATTTCACTTTTTATGTGCTGGCTCTAGGACATGCGATGCCTGGAAGTCTGGTGGCCCAATTACCAAGGAATAATCATGGCAAATAATACCGCTGGCGAGTTTGTTGGGATGCTGTTTTCAGCACGAACACTAGCCCACACCGTTCACTTAAAGACTCTTTCTTTTGCTGAACATAAGACTCTTGAGGAGTTTTACAGTGGCATTATTCCTTTGGCTGATGACTTTGCTCAACAGTATCAAGGCCGCTACAACATCCGTTTGGACATTCCTGTGGTGGCAAATAAGTACAAAGGCACGATTGCCGATGTCTTGCGTAATCAGATGGAGTGGATTGAATCTAACCGTCAACAGATCGCCCCTCGCACTGAATCAGCCCTGCACAACGTCATTGACGAAGTGGTTGGCCTGTATCAGAACATCCTGTATCAATTGACCCTTCAGTAAGGAAATATCATGGCAACGACTAAAAAGATGGCTAAAGTGGGTAAGGTGATGAAAGAGTACAAGGCTGGTACTTTGCACTCAGGCTCTAAGTCTGGCCCTGCTGTAACGTCTAAAAAACAGGCAATTGCTATTGCAATGAGCGAAGCTGGTATGTCTAAGCCCAAAAAGAAGGCAAAGTCGGGTTATTAACCCTATAATGCAGATGTAGAGCTTCTTTCCCATTTGGGCACAAGGCAAAAGCTAAAGTGATTCTGCAAAGAATAAAGCGAGAGAAAAATGGCTCTACCTACCTATTTACAGTTGGTCAATCAAGTACTCACACGGATGCGTGAGCCTAATGTAACCACTGTTAATGAAAACACACTTTCTGCACTTGTTGGCGTTTTTGTCAACGATGCAAAGCGCCAAGTAGCTGATGCCTACGATTGGGACGCATTTAACCAAGCCATTACCGTAACCACTACACCAGGCGTTTCTGCTGGTTATAGCCTTACTGGTTCTGGCTTGCGCTTTAAGACTACGGATGTTATCAACACATCTCGTTACTACGTCTTAGAGCCTTTGTCGCACGAGCAGTACGACAACTTCTACTACACGATTGCAAGTCCAATGCAAACGCAACCAATGAACTACACGATTCAAAACGTGGATTCAAACGGTGATTTGCAAGTGAAGTTTTGGCCTGTTCCTGATGCTGCTTACACAATTCGATTCAGCCTTGTCATCCCTGAAAATGACTTTTCTTCAGATGGTGACACGACTAAATTGGCTAAAGAACCTATTATTTTGGGTGCTTTTGCTCGTGCATTGATTGAGCGTGGCGAAGATGGTGGTCAGAGTAGTTCTGAGGCTTATGCCATGTATCGCAATTCATTGTCTGATCTGGTGTCGCTTGAACTGGCTCGTTCTCCTGAGAATGATGCTTTTGAGGCTGTGTAATGAGCCAAAGAATACAAGCATATCCAATAACGTCACCAGGCTTTTTTGGCCTGAACACTCAAGACTCGTCACTTGACTTGTCTAGTGGGTTTGCGCTGATTGCTAACAATGCTGTAATCGACCAGTATGGACGTATTGGTGCTCGTAAGGGCTGGACTGCTAATCACTCTACCTTGGCTGCTCTTGGTACTGCTGATGTAAAAGTCATTGGCGAACTGATTACAACTGCTGGCGTTAGCTACACGATTGCTGCTGGAAACAATAAACTGTTCAAATTGTCTGGCAGCACTTTGACTGAGTTGACTTATGGTGGTGGCGGCACTGCGCCAACTATTACCAATAGTAACTGGCAGATGGTTAGTTTGGCAGGTGTCTTGGTGATGTTCCAAGAGTCATACGACCCGCTTGTGTTCAATCCTAGCGTATCTACAACTCAGTATCGAAGGGTTAGCGAGTCTACTGGTTACTCTGGTACTCTGCAAAAAGCTAACGTGGCTATCAGTGCCTATGGTCGTATCTGGTGTGCAAATACTGGTACTGATACCGTAACTATTCAGTGGTGCAACACAAAGTTGCCTTTTGACTGGAGTACAGGCATTGCAGGTACTTTGGACACTACTACTGTGTGGCCCAATGGTGGCGATACCGTCATGGGATTGGGTGCTCATAACGGCTTCTTGTTTATCTTTGGTAAGCAAAACATCCTGATTTATTCAGGTGCAAAAGACCCGTCTGCCAGTACTTTTGTCTTGTCTGATGTGGTTACTGGCATTGGCTGCATTGCACGAGATTCGATTGCTTACACTGGTTCTGACATCATTTTCTTGTCTAGCACTGGTGTTCGTAGTCTGCAACGCACGATTCAAGAGAAAAGTGCTCCTTTGCGTGAGTTGAGCAAGAACGTAAGAAATGAGTTTTTGACCTACATTTCTGGTGAGACAGAGTACAAGAACATCAAGGCTGTTCACTCTCCTATTGATGCTTTCTATGCGATTACGCTGCCAGTTGGACGTATCACATACTGCTTTGACACTAAGGCTCAATTGCCTGATGGTGCTGCTCGTGTAACAACTTGGGACAACATCAATCCAACGGCTTATTGCACAAAGTTAGATGGAACTCTGTTGATTGGTCAACCAGGGTATATAGCTACGTATTCTGGTTATTTGGATAACGCATCCAACTATCGTTTTCAGTATTACACAAACCATCAAGACTTTGGTGATCCATCTGTAACGTCTATCTTGAAGAAGATTCAAATAACGATCATTGGCGGCAATGGTCAGTATTTGTCTGTGTTTTGGGGTTACGACTTCAGTGGTGGGTTTAACTCGCAGAACGTCATCATTCCATCCAATAGCATTGCTTACTATGGTGAGAGTGAGTACAGCTACGGTGCTGACTACTCAAATGGTCAAGTGTTGCAAATTCTTTCTGTTTACCCTACTGGAAGTGGGAAAATCGTACAAACAGGCTATGAAGCTGACATTAATGGATCGGCTCTGAGTATCCAGAAGATTGAAATTCATGCTAAGAACGGGAAAATCTTATGAGTAATTACACCAAAACAGTCAACTTTGCAGCAAAAGATAGCCTGTCGCATGGCAACCCTTCAAAGGTTGTTAAAGGTACAGAAATCAACACTGAGTTTGACAACATTGCTACGGCTATTGCTTCAAAGGCTGATGGTGACTTTACAAACTTTGGGTTTGTTGAGACTGGTGGTGTTTTGTACATTCAGTCTAGCGGCACTTCAGTTGCAAAGATTGACGCCTCTGGTAACTTGACGGTGATTGGAAACATCATCTCTAACGGTACTATGTAACATGGCTTTTGACAAAAACTACCCACCAGAACTGCAAGCAAAACTTGCACAAGTTGGTATTACCGATCAAAGCCAGATTGGGTTTACCAGCCTTGTAGATACGCCTGTAACACCAATACAGAACGAAGGAAACATTGTTGGTTACTACGCTACTGACCCTAGCGGAAACCAAGTTCCTGTTGATGCAAGCCAAATTCAGATGAAGAATGGGCAGCCTGTCTATCAGTTTGATACTGGTCAACAGCGTCCTATAAATAAGCAAACTGGTGCGGAGATTCCTGGTGCTTTCAGTATTGATACTGGAAACAATTTGATAAGGAATTACAGCCTAAAGCCTGATGCTTCTGGTAATCCATCTGTCACTATGGGCATGAACCAGTGGACTGGTGGCGGTGGCTTTGGTAGCTTCTTAAAAGATGCCGCAAAGATGGCTGCTGCTTACTATGGTGGTCAAGCTCTTGGTGGTGCTGGACTCTTTGGCGGCGGAACTGATCTTGCCACTCTTAACGAAGGTTGGGGTGGTGCTGGCGGTCTTGGCTCTGGTTCTTCTGGCATCTTAGAAGGTGCTGGTGGTGCTATTTCAAGTCCAATTGCTAGTTCTGCTGGTGACGTAATTGCTAATCCACTTGGTAGCATGTCTCCATTGGATACCACTATTCCTGGTGAGCAATTCAATCCTGATTTTGCTAAGTCTGTTTCTGAAGCGCCTGTTATTACTCAACCTAATACGGCAACAGCGGCAATTGATACGTCTATTGAGACTGTTCCATCCAATCCTCCTGTTGAAAATGTGCCTCCACCTGAAACTGGAGTTCCCACAACAGAAACACCTGTTACTACAGAAGCGCCAACTACACCATCAACCACTACTACTGGAACACCTGCAACCGATGTAGGTGGAAATGTTTTACCTAAAATCACCTCTGGAATTCCCTTAGTTGATAAATTGGCAACAAATATTGCAGTAGGAGCCATTACGAAAGCCGTTATGCCAGGAAATACATCTACAACAGGAACCTCAACTACAGGCACAACTCCAGGAGCCTCTGATGTTGGCACTTTAATTGGTGGTTTGTTAAGTGGTGCATCACAATATTCTGCATCTAATACCGCCAGTGAAGCCAACAAAAATGCTGCTGCTGGCTCTCAATTTAGACCTGTTGGCATCACTAACACCTTTGGTACGTCAAACTTCACGATCAATCCCACAACTGGTGAATTGACCTCTGCTGGAGTTACCATGACTCCAGAGATGATTGCTATGCAGAACGCTCTTAAAACGGCTTCTGGCAGTAGTTTGACTGACCTGACAAACATTCAGAACTTGGCTCGTGGCTACATTAGTCAAACCCCTGAACAAGCGGCTGCTTCTTGGATGGCAAAACAAAACGCTTTGTTGGCTCCATCGCAAGAAACAGAAACTGCACGTTTGCTGAACCAGTTGCAGCAAGGTGGTCGTACTGGTGTTTCGGTTGCTCAAGGCCCAGGGATGTTGTCTGCTAATCCTGAGTACAACGCTTTGATGAACGCTCGTACTATGGCTCAATTGAAGTTGGCTGCTGATGCAACACAACAAGGACAAAATCAAACATTGTTTGGTGTTAACTTGTTGTCTGATGCTTACAAGCCACTTAACACTAACTTGTCAACTTCGACCGCCTTTAATACTGCTGCAATGTCTCCAATGGCGGCAAGTACTGATTTGGCTAAGACTGTTGGCGCTACCAATTTGGGTGCAGCTAACTTATTGAAAGCATCTCAAGCTGCTGCGCCTGTTGCAAACATTCTGGATACCTTGTCTAAGAATCCTTTGTTCCAAAGCACTGCTGGACAGGCTTTTTTAAAGTCTGACATGGGTAAAAAGATTTTGACCTATTTATCTGAGGGCACAGGAAAAGGACTTGATTTAGGCGGTGGAATTTCTATTGACGCAAGTGGGAATATTGTTGGTGGAACAGATATTTCCAAATCAACTCCAGGAACAGGCTCTGGTGATTGGCAACAAGACGAGACTGGCAACTGGTACGAGGCTTAATTGCCAAAGTAAGGAACAAAAATGGCAGATAACACATCAATGATTGCTGGCTTGTTTTCAAGTCCAGAGCAGTACCAGTTGCAACAGAATCAACTGGCTGAACAAAATGCTATTCAAATGGCTCAGTTGACTCCCGAACAACGTGCTGTTGCAGGTCTGCGCTCTGCTGGCAACATGATTGGCGGTGGTGTTGGTCGTTTGATGGGCGCTGAAGACCCACAATTGAAACTGATTGCTGCTCGTCAGGCTGTATTGCGCCAGATTGATCAAACCGATCCTGATTCAATTATGCGTGGTGCTCAAGCGTTGTCTACCATTGATCCACAAGGTGCAAGCATGCTGGCTGATGCTGCACGTAAAGCTGCATCTGAAATGTCTCAGACTAGCTTACGTACTGCTCAGGCAAAGAAAGCACAAGAATGGCAGCAAGCAACTGTTGCATCTGAGCGTGATCGTAAGGTTATTTCTGAAGCCGATGTTGCTTTGCAAGAAAACAAGAAACTTACTCCTGCACAAGAAAGCAATTTGCGAGTAATCATCGCAAAAGAAATGAAGCCAAAAGTAATGCGTGACTCTACTACTGGTGAGTTGCTTACGATTGAGCCTTTGGATGTTAACTTGGCAGCGCCTAATGTGGCTAAATTGCTTGGTTTATCAAAAGCTGGTGGTGTTGCTGGTGCTGGTGGCGTCAATGTGATTGAAACACCTGGTTCTATGGAAACAAAGATTAATCAGGCAGAGGCATTGAGCGAACTTACTACTCGTACAAAAGATGTTCGTTCTACCATTGATGAAACAAAGAAGTTGATCAGCAATTGGTCTACTGGCTATGGAAACTTGCTTTCTTCTATTCCTTTGACGGATGCTAAGACGCTGCAAAACAATGTTGAGTCAATCAAGGCCAACTTGTCTCTTTCTGTATTGCAAGCACTTAAAGACGCAAGCAAGACGGGCGCATCTGGTCTTGGTCAAGTTACGATCAATGAATTCAATGCCCTGCAAAGCACCATTGCCAAACTTGATCCTACGTCTAAGAGCTTTAAGGATGATCTTGCAAAGATTGACAAAGCCTATTCAAGACTTCAATCTCAACTTGAAACCAAAACTGCTCGTGCAGAAGATCGTGCTGGCATGACTGCTAAAAAACAAGAAGCGCCAAATCTGGCAATTCCAGGCTTATCGTCATCTGACATTGCTCCGAATAGAAGTCCTATGTCTGGTTTGAATCCAAGTCTTCAGCCAGAATCAGCACCTAAAAAGCTGATCAAAAAGTGGAATGAACTTTAACAAGGAATTGTGATGGATATTGAACTGCCAAATGGTGCTGTCATTGAGGACATTCCAGAAGGAACTCCAAAGTCTGAAATCATGGCTCGCGCCATAAAAGCAGGTCTTGCTAAATCAGAAGATTTTGGAATTCCTAAAGTTAATGCTGCACAACCTGCCGCACAACGAACAATGCCTGAAGAACTTACTCGTCAAGCGGGTTTGTTAGGTCGTGCTGCTGTTGAAGGATTTACATCTCCAGCAACTGCTGTTTTAGAGGGTGTACGTGGCGCTTACAACCTTGGGGCAAACATTGTTGGCTCTCCAAGTCGTATGCCTTCATTTGCTCAAGCACAAAGCCAAGGACTTACTAACTTGGGCGTACCAACTCCTGAAACTCCTGTTGAACGTGCTGCTCAATCTGGTGCTCAAGCAATTGCTGGAACTGGATCACTGGCTGGTACTTTGGGTTCAAAGATTCCAGCATTGATGCAAAACATGACTCAGCAACTTGCTGGTGCTGGTGCTGCTGGTGCTGCTGCACAACCTACTGCCGAAGCTGTCAAAGAGTTTACTGGCAGTGACTTGGCTGCAACTGTTGCGGCTCTTGGTGTTGGAGCAAAAGCTGCTGGTATTGCTGGTCGTGCTGCTGGCGTTGCGATGGCAGAAAAGCCAACGCTTTACACGATGGATCAGATTAAGCAAAGAGCACAGCAATCTTATGCCGCAATGGACAATGCTGGTGTTCAACTGAAGCCAAATAGCGTTAGTTCAATGATTGACGATGTTAAGTCCAAGCTGAACACTGCTCGATACATTGAGGAAAACGATGCACCAGTAAAAGGTGTTCTTGATAGATTTACTAGCATGCTTGGTGCTGATGAGCCTATTTCGTTTACCAAGTTAGAGCAAATGCGTGGCATGGCTAATGACTTGAAGACAAAACCAGATGCAAATATCAAGCGTCTAGGTAGCGTAATGGTTGACACTATTGATAACTACATCTCAAAGATCAATGGAAACGACATTGTTTCGAGCAAGGGTAGTATTGATGACGCAGTAAAGAACGTCATGTCTGCCAGAAAAGATTGGCGCAATGCTAGTCGTGCAAGCGTACTTGACGATGCTTTGAATGTTGCAGAAGCAAAAGCACTTGATCAAAAGGCATCTGAGAGCGAGTTGATTCGCCGTGGCTTTATCAATATTGCTGCAAGCAAAGAAAAGATGCGCTTTTTTAGCGATTCTGAGCAAAATCTAATCAAGTCTGTTGCCAAAGGTGGAAGTCTTGACCCAATTCTTTCAACCATTGGTCAATTCAACCCATTTAGAGCAAAACTAGCAACTGCTGCAACATTGTCTGTTGGCGCTGCAAGTCCTGCTGCTGGATTGGGAATGGCTGCTGCTGGATTGACTGCTGACAAAATTCAAGGTCTTTTGCGCCGCAGGGCTGCTGAATTGGCTACAAAACAGATTGCATCTGGTGCTGCTCCTGAGATTCAACCAGGTTATCAGTATTCTGGCTTACTTGGTGGCGCATTGACTCGTCCATAAGAGGTGAATCATTGACCCTATCAGCCTCCTTCTCATGGCTCAAAGTGCAGTCAGTGCTATACGCACTGGTTGCCAGTGGCTATCAGAGGGCAAGGCTGAGATTGACAAGTTCAAGAAGACTGTTGAAGGTGGCGTCAAGGATGCCCAAGCAATCTTTAAGGAAGTCACAGGGATATGGGGCTGGATTACAAGTCTGTTTGGAGGTTTACTTGGTAAGCCTATAACGCCAAAATCAACGCAGAATCAACAACAACCCGCCTTAGAGCAGGAAAAAACACCCGTTAAACGCAAAACTCGGCAACCAGAACCAGAACTCTCTTATGAAGAATATCAGGCAAGGGCTGTACATGAGATATGTGATAACTTGAAGGTTTACTTTGAAGCTATCAGGGCTTTAAAGGCACATTGCAGACAGCTTGAAGAACAGTCTTTGACAACAGAAAAGGTGGCTGACAGTGCAATTGACAGGATTGAATTGGAGTGGCAGATGAACCAACTGGCTGTGCAGGTGCGTGAAGCGATGGTCTACACCCCTGAGTCATTGGGTTTACAGGCTTTATACAAGCGGTTCCTTGAGATGTATGAGCAGATTCTTGAAGAACAGGAGTTTGCTCGTGCTACCAAAGAGAAAAAAGAGCGTGATTTAGCATGGCAACAAGAGCACCGCCAAGAAATACTAACGTACAAGCTGATCTACGCAGCGGCAGTGGTAATGGGACTGTTAGAGATAATGGGACTGTATTTCACTCTATGACTGAGTTCAGATTTTGGATGATCATTGTCTCTTTGTTGATCTTTTGCATCATGGTCTTGTCGTTCATGGTTTTGCACGTTGAGAAGCGGATTAACAAGGCAGATGCAATGATTTTGCGTCTTGAAGAAAAGGAAAAGAAACGTGAAAAGACTCGTATTGATCCTAAGCCTGATCCTGATTAGCGGCTGTGAAGATAGGTATCGTTACGCTTGCCAAAACCCTGATAACTTTGGTTTGGCAGAGTGTCAGAAACCTCGTTGTTTGTTCACGCAGACCTGTCCTGAGTACCTAGTAGCACCTATCTTGGAGAAGAAAATTGAGCCACCAGCACCACAAGCATCGTCTGACCGTTGAAGAAATAGAGACGCTAATATGGGGTTTCGTTGTCATTATGGTGACGTTGATCCTGGCTGGCATTGTGTTTGCCCTGTTGTATTCAGTAACTTTTGTTGTTCAGCCTATCAAGTCGATGGCCCCGATTGACATTGCTTACACCAAGATGTTGAACGACATCGTTTTGTTGGTGGTAGGTGGTATCGGTGGGGTAATGAGCAAGAAAGGCGTCCAGGCGGCTTCTAATGCCATTGGTGCGCCATCTACACCACCTTTAGCACCCGTAGCCAGTAGCACTACAACTGCTCAACCAGTAGTTGCACCTGTTTCTCAATCGTCTATGCCTAGTTTCAACTGGATGGGGTTTAAGAACCCTGATCTAGACGAATCTTGGACTCCACCGCCACCGCCTACTACGCCACCTACTCATTTGGAGCCGGATGATGAACGAGAAGCCTTGGCAGCAGCTAGATTGGAGCCAAAATAATGCCAAATCCTTGGATGATTCTTGGAGCTATATTTGTGTGCATAGCTGCATATTTTTACGGCCACCATGCAGGTTTTGTTCAAAGAGATCAAGAGATGCAAGCGGAGATAGCTCTAAAGAACGAGCAATCACGCAAAGCAGAACAGAAGCTGAGTGAGCAAATCAATCAAACGTCAACAGAATTGAAGGAGGCAAATGATGCCATCGCTAAAAAGCAGTCTGACCTTAATCGTCTTATCGGTGCTGGCAGGGTGCGCCTCCCCGCCCCAGGTTGCGTACAAGCCAGTACAAGTTCCGCCTCTACCGCCGGAAATAGCACAGAAGCAGGAAGCAAACCTGACGGAAAGGCTGACACGGCTTCTGATGCCGAACGAGCAACCCTCACAGCCATCGCAGAAATAATTGCCCAAGGTGACAGAAACACTGCTCAATTAAATGCGTGCATAGACGCCTATAACGCTATAAGGAATACCGTAAATGCTCAACAGTAATCAACTAGCCGCCTTGCACATTGGCCCTGAGTGGGTTGATCCGTTAAACGAGACATTTGAGCGTTTTGGGCTTGTAACCAAGAATCAGCAAGCCGCCTTCATTGGTCAGTGTGGGCATGAGTGCGGTCACTTCAAAATACTTGAGGAAAACCTGAACTATCGTGCAGAAACCCTAATGAAATTGTGGCCTAAACGCTTTCCAAACTTAGATTTTGCCAATCAATATGCCAAAAACCCCAAGAAAATTGCCAATATGGTGTACGCCTCAAGAATGGGAAATAGAGACGAGGCTTCTGGTGATGGTTATCGTTTTCGTGGTCGTGGATGTATTCAGCTTACTGGTCATGCAAATTATTTTCATGCTGGACAAGCATTAGGTGTTGATTTTGTGATGGAGCCTGACCTGGTTGCTACTCCAAGATATGCTGCACAGACTGCTGGATGGTTCTGGAAAACCCATAATTGCAACAATTCTGCCGAATCTTTAGACCATCTTGGTTTAACCAAAAAGATCAATGGTGGAACTATCGGTTTGAACGACAGGATTGCTGCTACCACCAAGGCGTTGTCTGTGCTCTAGCATGCCTCGTTCGTACCCCAAAAGAAAGAACAGTCTTTCCTTGTGGGTACATTGAGAACCAGCAAGGATTTCCTCTAAGGCTTTCCTTGCTTTTTTATCTTCTTCATTCATACGTCTGCGCTGATCAACAACAGGAAAAACAAGAAGATTAGAGCACCAAACAAAGTGCCAATGATAAGCAGCATGCACATCAATGTTAGGCTGTCCATCAGTGCTCCTTAATGCGTAGACTGAGCGCCCAACCCCATGCCAAGCCCCAGGCAATCCAGATTGTTCTGTGACTGATTTCCCAGGTTGCAGGGTCTTTGTCCCAATTTACGAATCCAAGCAGGACGTAGACTGATCCAAGCATGATTGGATAACCAATAAGGTCAAGATACTTTCTCATTTGACTGCCCTCATAACTCGTTGCAATCGACCTGATCGACCTGTCCTGTTACCAGTAATTTCAATCAGTCCTTTGTCAAGCAATGCTTTGTATCGTGCTGTTACGCTACTGTATGGCAGTGCAGGAAACTTCATTAGCACTTCATCTGAGATGCAGCCATGCTCACCGTGGGACTTTATAGCCTCATAGACGAGTTGTTGTAGCTTGCTGGTATCAACCTTCTCTGCCGCAAGAAACGATGTCTGTGGGTCGTTTTTACGAAACAGCTTGAACAGTGGCGTTGATCCGAAAATGTCTTTGAAAATCATGTTAACTCCTATTAAATTGGTGAGGTACTCGCTGCGCTATAGGTCGCTTCCCGTAGGCACGCCAACAACATCCGCTTTCCCTCTTAAATCACATCAAAAAGGGATAGATGAATCATCCTCAAACTCTACGCCTTTTGGTGCTGCTTTTTTAGGCGCTTGTTGTGCATCCTTTGGACTCACTGCCAAACCAAAGAACTTTTGACCATTCTTTGACTCTTTCACCCACCCTGAGAGCCAGTATTCAGTGCCATTGACCATGATGTTTCCTGTGTACTGTGGGCTGCGGTCATTCTTCATTTCCTTAGCTTTGAAAAGTACGCCGCTGTTATCAAATTTTTCCATATTAACCTTTTAACTCATTTAGTTTGTTTACTTTGTCGTCCAGTTCAGCCAAAAACTTGACAACCTCTTTTTCCAGATTTGCAATATAGGCGTCATCACGATTGATTCGCTTGACGATTAATCGCAAGTGTTCTGGAAATCTTGGATCATAGGAACACAAGTCTGTCCAACTACGATTTGTTACTGCCATCTGCCACTGTACTTGTGCTAGATATTGATTGTCAATGCCACCAAGTAGACTTTCCAAGTGTGTATGACTCATTGGCGCTTTAAGCTCTACTAAACCGTCATCATTCACCAACCCGTCTGGTGATGCGCCTGACATTGGAATTGTTGGATGATCTACAAATGCTACTTGGTCAACCAAGACGCCCATTTTGCTTTCGTAGTTTGCTCGTGCGTAAGGCTCCTGCTCTGTTCCCCAGGTCATTGCATCATTGCTGTACGATTCTGCAACAGTATTTGTAATGCGCTCAAGAAGCAACTGAGTCATATATTTATCTCTGCTTGTTGAATAACCAGATTTAGTGGTTGCAACAATATCTTTGATGCGTGATGCAGTAACTTTACCAAGACGCAACATCTTCCAAGCATCTGTTCCCTGTTCAATATCATTCATGTTCTACCTCAACTTTCATTTCTGCAAGGATGCGATCAATGTACATATTCAGCATGGACAGTGGAACAAGAGACTTGTCTGTGGCGGCAAATGCTTCTGTTGAAAAGTCATTCTTACTGCCAATGCTGTTGATTCCTTCTCTTGAAGCAAGATTCCTAAGTTCTCTCAAAGAATCACGCACTTCAATGATGACGTTAAGTGGCATTTTCATTTGAGACTCGCTTTCTTTGCGTCTTTAGCTGCAATCATCTTGGTCTGCCACGCCTTATTTCCATCAGTAGAAGCAAATGCCTCAATGTAAATGTTCTTTAGTTCATCAAGAGTTGTAGCTGCCTCAATAGCCGAAATATAGTCAATCATCTTTCCTTCATCGGGCGATCCTTCATCACTCCAATTTTCTGGCAAGTCTTCGCCAGCATAGATGTAAAGGCCAAGACCATGTAGGCTCAGAGCCTTGGTCATGCAGCGCATGATGGCTGTATTTACTGCAAATGCGTCTGGACTAGGAATGGCCTTGTTTCGATAGTCCATCACTGGCAACTGGCATGTCAACGGCTTTCCAAACAATGTAGCCGTAACCATAACCATTGCTGTGCCATTGATTTCAACAAATGGCTTTCCTTCAAACATCTCAATCTTGTATGTTGCATTGGCATCCGCTTTGAGGGCTTCTGCCCAAGCCCAAGCCCATGAAAGATAAGTAAGGTTATTCTTTTTCTCAGTGTGATTGTTGACGTTTGTTGCCAACAACGCATTGACTTTTTCTTGAAGATTCTCGTAAACCATTTTTAACACCTTTAGTATTTGACAAAGAAATAAATCAGACCAATCCACATGCACACACCCAAAGTTGAAACAACGATGTCGTGCAATGAAATGGTTTCTGGAGGACACTCGATAGCATTTGAATAATCGCAGTGTTTAGGAAACGCCTCGTTGAGAGTACGTGGATACATCCTAGTGGTTGGGTTGCAATCATTCAACATCAAGAATGTCCTTTGCAATCTCCATCTGTGTTGTCTGATCAAAGTCAGACAATGGAATGAAGTGGTTTTCCTGGCAGCAAGTGAGCTTGTCGCCTTTTGGTTCGCGGCAATAGCAACAGAACTCTGTGCTTGCCTCGTCCTCGATGAACTGTTGAAGAATGTGCTTCACTGTTTACTCCTGTTAAAAAATATTGACAACTGAATCTTCCCACATTTTTACTTGTTTGGAATAGGTGTTTTCCCTGAGTTCCTCCGGCGTTTACGCCATAGTGAATCTGTCATTCTTCACCTCTTGTTTTCAATGTCGTCAAATGCTTCGTCTTCATAGTCTTTCATTCTCTAATCCTTATCATGTCAACAATACGTTGTGCAGTGTGATGATCTTGCACTTGGTCAAACACAATAGAGCAGGAAACATCACGCTCCCACTCTGCGCCTAGTTTGTAAGCATTGTTCATTGCAACAATGGTGTTTTCGTCAACACCTGCCATGCGCAGATATTCGTTCATTTGGTCAATAGTCATGTGTACTCGTTCCAGTGGGTTACAGATTCTTTAAATTTCTCTTGAACTTCTTTGTAGATTTGAAGCCATTGTTTGCGAGGAATGTCGTAAGTGATCACATTGTTGTTTTCATCGAATACGGCAAAATCCCAATCTTCTTTTTCGTAGTATTCTGGTTCTGGCTCGATGTAGTCATAAGCGACAGTCACATCGCCAATATCGTCCAGATAGGACGCAAAGCTGTATTTGTAGTCAGTCATTTTGCTTGTCATTAGTTACTCCTGTTGATTGATGACGAGATGATTGTGATTCGTTTGTCAACTGCTGTGAACTAGGTAAAACCCTAATAGACTCATCTTTTTTTTAGACTAGGATTGACTGGTCAACAATCAACAAAGGACTGACAATGACATTAAGAAACGCATATCGTGACTTGCTCAAACGCCTAGAGAATGGGCCTAAAACCACTAAGCACTTCACTCATAACTCAACAGATCACAGTCACATGGCTGTCCATTTTGAACGCTACTTGTTTGAGATGGAACGCATTGGTCTTGTGGTGGCTATTGAGCAAAGCAACGACATTCATTGGCACATCAGTGAACATGGACGCAAAGCACTGGCAAACAAGCCTGTACTGACTCCTGTTCGCAAGATCGTGGCTGGAACTGCTGAAGGCATCTATGACGGCAAGGAATTGCTGAACACTTGCATGCGACCTGGTGCTTACGACTTCTTGAAACATCCATCAAAGTTTGATCAACGCTTGGTTTATCCAAAAGGAGTGGCAGCATGAGTTACGCAGAAGTAGAGATGAAAGTGATCCAGTGGGCAGAAGCTCGAAAGATCATTCCCAACAGCACTCCAATGGCACAGTGGATAAAGGCTTGTCAGGAGATGGAAGAACTCAGGTTAGGTCTGGTAAACAGGGATGATGCTGAGATCAAAGATGGTGTGGGTGACGTAATGGTTTGCTTGATCAACTTGTGTGCATTGGCAGACATTGACTTAGTTAAGTGCCTTGAAGGTGCGTACCAGGAGATCAAGGATCGGACTGGTCACATGGGTGAAGATGGTATTTTTTACAAAGATCAGTAAAAACCCCTACTTGACAATGTTCTTGTCTGTGTATAATCCGATTCGTCTAGAGTGGCATCTGGACGATGAACTGAGTATCAAACCCCGCAGAGTTCTGTGTGGTCTTGACAAGCAGCAAGCGAGTCTTTTGACTCAGTTCAATCGTCTTGCTGTTGCTCTCGCCAAGAGCCAAGACCACAGAGCATTTTGCGGGGTTTTTGCTTTTGGACAGCCTAATGCGGTACGTCAGTGGTTAGGCATGAGATACCCTGTAACACGAGCAAACCAGAGCAGGGAAGGTGGGCTAAGGATAGAACCTGGTGGTAGTGACAAGAGCCTCGCAGCAATGCGCCTTGAGTCATGTAAGTCTGTCCAATGCATTGTGATGACACGGCTCCGAAAAGCAGTTATCAAAGCAGAGCGAACTTTGGTTTTGACCACGGTAAGGCTTTGCTTTGTTCCAACACTCACCAGAAAGCAGATATACAGGGTACAAGCATGAAGTATGGCAAGCAAGACAACTTGATAGCTTCAAGGATAAAGAGACAAAGCAAGTCGTTTCTGACAAGCAAGGAATGGAAAGAGTTAAGAGGGTTGGTTGTGGCAACTTATGGTCGTAAATGCATGAAATGTAAGAGGACACCTAAGAATCCAAAAATGACCCATGTTGACCACATAAAGTGCCGAAAACTTCATCCAGAATTGTCGCTTGATTTCAACAATTTGCAGGTTTTATGTTGTAGATGCAACAAAGAAAAAGGCAACAAACATGAAACTGATTACAGATTTTTAAAAGGAGATAAAAATGCACCTCGCTGATTCATATCCAACTGAATTCTACGTATCTGATGCTGGATACCTTGTCATAAAACAAGATTGCTTTGAATGTGGCAGAAACACCATGTTTTTGATCACTCCAGAACAAACAAAAGTGCTTTTCAATCTTTTGCCTGATCTGATGAAACAACAGACCGAGCAATGGACTGGTTTATATAATTTGGAGTGAATATGAACTTTGAAACATTCTGGCAAGTCTGGCCAGCATCAACAAGAAAAGGTGCTAGGTCAACCTGCAAGGCAAAATGGGACAAAATGAAACTCGACCTACAAGCTGAACAAATCGTCAAGCATGTCGAATGGCAGAAAACAACAGAAGCTTGGAAAAAAGCAAACGGCACTTTCATTCCTGCTCCCCTTGTTTACATCAATCAACAGCGTTGGGATGGGGCTGATATACCTGAGATGGAAATAACGCTCTCAGTGTCCTATAAAGACCCTGCATTAGCCAAGATTGAAGCAGACAGAATGAAGGCTGCACCAATGCCAGATCATGTCCGTCAAACCTTGCAAAGATTAAGGCAAGCGTTATGACCAAGAATCAAGCCAATCGAATCCTTAACTCTGCCAAACAAGGTGTTGCAGTTTCGCAACAGTTAATCAATGACGCACTCACAACCACTGGCGACCTTGGATTTTCAAGACTTTCGGGATCGTCTGGTGAGCCACTACGCACAGATGGCACTGAATCTAGCGACTTTGGAGCATGCCAGGTGGAGAGTTTTAGAGATGCAACAGGATCAATCCGGCATATGGGATGGTCTAGGTATCTTGGTCAAGCAACGAATTGAAGAATTGAAAGGCGTAAAAAATGAATCCGTTTCTGATAACTGAGCCTACATGCATTAGCTTTTCTGGAGGCAGGACTTCCGCTTACATGCTTTGGAGAATCCTTGAGGCCAATCAAATGAAGTTGCCAGAGGATGCAATTGTTTGCTTTGCCAACACAGGAAAGGAAGAAGAAGCAACCTTGAAATTCGTTCACGATTGCGAAACAAATTGGGGCGTTGAGATTCATTGGATTGAGTACAAATACGATGAAATACCTGCAAAACGCTTTAAGCGAGTAACTTACGAAACGGCATCAAGAGGTGGTGAGCCGTTTGCAGAGTTGATTGACCAAAACGGATCGCCATACCTGCCAAACCCAGTGGCAAGGATTTGTACTGCAAAACTAAAGATCAGGCCAATAAATCATTATTTGAAGTCCCTTGGTCGTGATCACGATGAGAACTCAGATTGGGTTGGAATTAGGGCAGACGAAATGCGTAGAGCCGCCAAGATGGAAAGAAGTAGGACTCCATTGGTTACGGCAGGAGTTACAAAAGAAACAGTTGGTAAATTCTGGAGAGAGCAATCTTTTGATCTTGGATTGCCAAATATGAATGGTGTAACGATGCATGGAAACTGTGATTTATGTTTTCTAAAACCAGTTCACCAAGTAATGTCATTGATTGCCGAAAAACCAGAACGTGCTATTTGGTGGATGAATATGGAAGCTCATGCTCAGTCCAGCAATAAAACCTATGGTGATGGTGCGAAATTTAGAAAAGACAGGCCAAGTTACAAAGAAATGTATCTTTTTGCAACAAAACAAACAGATATGTTTGGCAATATTGACCCAAACGAAGAAGCCATTGCTTGCTTTTGTGGAGACTGAAATGCGTAAAAAATCAAAATACAAACCAAAATCCGTTAACTGCGACAACCTAACTTGGATACTTTCAGGCATGAGAACAATTGCAAACCTGCCAGTTGCCGGAACAAGGCTTTTAGCCCGAAACCATGCTGCTTTAGATGAGATTCTTCATGGCAGAGGAGATAAAGACCATGTGGATGTGCTTATTTCGGCTTTAAACATAGCTGAGACGCTTTGTTTTATGGGAATAGGGGTAGACTGGCTTGATGAGCTTTTAGAGGCTCAAAACGCCTTAAATTCAATGGCGACTCGTGGCGTGTCTGGCAAGTCTTTTCTGTTTACTGGCCCTGAGATGCAGTTAGTCAAGGTTGCATTGGCGGTACATGATGAGCAACTCAAGGTCTGCACAGTCAAGGAGCTGGAGAAAGCATTAGACATTGTTGAGGACTTTATTCGTTTGGGTAAAGCAAAGAAGATCAAGGCATTGGAGACTGCATGACTAGCCACATTGACTCAATCATCAATGCAATTAAAGAAAACGGGCCAATAACTCGTTCAGAGATGGAGGACTATTTAAATATTGAGAAAAGATTATTGGCAGCAACAATAACAAGGTTAATGCGTAGTCATCCAAGAATCAGTAAACGTATTTATATTGCAAATTATGTTTATGATGATGCAAAATTAAGATATTACCCTAGGCCAGTTTATGATCTAGGAGATAAACCAGATGCTAAAAAGCCAGTAAGAGATGATAATTTGACCAAAAAAAGGTATTTAAATAAACTAAATGCTAAATTTAAATTCAATAATGTGTTTAATTTAGGTATAACTCGTGATGCAATACGTGAATTAAGAAAAGCAGCATGAGAGTATTAGTTGCTTGTGAATACTCGGGCCGTGTGCGTGATGCGTTTATCAAGGCAGGGCATGATGCAATGAGTTGTGATTTATTGCCAACGGACGTGCCTGGCCCGCATCACATGGGTGATGTGAATGATATTTTGAATGATAATTGGGACTTGATGATTGCTCATCCTCCATGTACTTATCTATGTTCAAGCGGGTTGCATTGGAATAAAAAGCGACCTGATAGAGCTATTCAAACTGAATTTGCTCTGGAGTTTGTTAGTTTGTTGCTTAATGCGCCAATCAAGCACATTGCTTTGGAAAACCCAATAGGCTGCATTAGCACAAGGATTCGCAAGCCATCACAAACAATACAGCCGTGGCAATTTGGTCATGATGCAAGCAAATCAACGTGCCTATGGTTGAAAAACCTGCCTTTATTAAAGCCAACAAACATTGTCGAGCCAAGAATCGTAAATGGACGCAAACGATGGGCTAATCAGACAGATTCAGGTCAAAACAGACTGCCACCAAGTGATGACCGATGGAAAATAAGGAGCGAAACCTATCAAGGAATCGCCAATGCAATGGCTAATCAATGGGATTCAATATGACATTATTCGTGGGTTGCGACCCTGGTTCCGTATCTGGTGCAATAGGTGTTCTTGATTCAATGGGCGATTATGTTGAATCTTTTATGATTCCCCATGAAGATAAGCACATCAGAGCGATGGTGTTTAAGAATATGCTTCTAAAGGCAATCGACCCTAGAGAGGGTGCTGAAATCTGCATTGAGCAGGTTCACTCAATGCCTGGTCAGGGTGTAGCGTCAACTTTTCAGTTTGGCAGGGCTGTAGGCGTAATCTCTGCAATATGCGAGTTAACCAATTACCCTGTTCACATGGTGACGCCACAAAAGTGGAAAAAGTATTTCAGTCTGACATCCAGCAAGGATGAATCTCTCGATATGGCACGCATGTTTTGGCCCGAAGCGCCATTAAAGCGAAAGAAGGACGGAAACCTGGCTGAAGCGTTACTTATTGCTGAATACTGGAGAAGCCAAATAAAGGGTAAACGAATTGTCAGCCCCTAAACAAAGAATCTTCTATTTGACTGAGGATGAGGTGTTCATCTTAAAAACAATCGGCAATGGAAACGCAAGCGAGGGCGTGAGAATCTCTATCATGTGGGCGGCCCACTTCCACAATTGCGGCTTGACTACCGAACTTGATTTGGACTGTATCGGCCTCAGAAGCGTTAGTCCAACCGATCAATACCCTGAAGACTAGGCAAAGAAAAACCGCCCGTAGGCGGCTTAGAAGGTGGTTTATTTGCGTTTTAATATGATCTGAAGGATTAGAGCAAGGGTTGCGTAGATCATGGATGCAACTCCATTAAAAGCGAGGCTATTTCGCTTGCTTTCATGCTGTTGTATTGACTTAGATCGCCTTTGGCGGCTTCAACCGCATCAAGTGATGCAACTCCAAGGGAGCGCAATTCGATTAGCTCTTGCAAGACTTCTTCATTCATGCTTGCTCCATGATGTAATCGTCTACCAAGTGCTTGGCGATTTCGTGCCAATTCACATCGGACAGAAAAGCGCGAGCGTAATCTTCCATTAGGCTAGAGGGCGCGCGTTCATCGTATCTGTGGCCGTTACATTCGAAAACATAGTATTCGGCACGTTCTTGGAGAGCTTCACCCAATGTGTGAAGACAGACTAACTCGGGATCAAGTTTGTCGTTTATGTCCTCAAATTCTGATAAATCGAGGCTGTCGAAGATTTCAAGGTTGACACGCCAAGTAGCGTAGTTTGACCAGCCGTTGTAAGTTTTGTCGTTCATGTTTACACCTATTAAGTTGAGTTGAAGTTAGAAGCCGAGTGCTAAGAGGGCGCCGATTGCCCCCCAAATCGCAAGACAGAGGATTGTTTGAAGGATAGGGATTAGGTAATTTTTCATGTTTACGCCTTTTAAATGTTTGAGGGATGGCAGAATTTTTACGACCAAGCGAATAAACATCGCAAGGCCTTAAATTTTTACTGATTCAAATGTGCATATCCAAGAGCTGCGTTCATGTCTTGGCGAGCCTGATCTGTCGTGGGTTCATCTCTCCAATGCATCGCATTTTCAAAAATCTCATGATAAGTTGCCGCTAAGTATTTCTGAACTTCTTCCAAGATGAGGAGGAATTCTTCTTCTCCGTCAACATCGTGCCAAGTCTTGACAATATCAAGTTGATCAACAAGCTCAAACGAGCCGTCAAGACGCTCGATCAGTTGAAGGATACCGTCCCCGTCAGTGCAGTATGTGCGCTTGTAATCATCATGTTTGTCACCCTCCATGATGTACCAAGTAACTAGGGATGAATCAATTGTTTGAAATTTCATGTTGACACCTATTAAGTTAGAAAGGAGTCCAAGCATTTTTAGCTTCGATCAAGTTTGCAAACGGGGAAACATAACCTATCTTGGCTTCTATGATTTTCTCGCACTTAGTAACGAGGTGATAGAACTCCTCGCGATTCAGTCCATTGAAGGCGTTTGCAAGGGCATCAGCAAGCGCAAAGTGATCGTATGAGGAGCTGCCCTCATTAAGTCCCTGCAAATCAACGTAGGAGCTGCAAAACTCGTTGATAGCTGATTGTGTGATTGTTTCTTTCATGTTGACACCTATTGAAGTTGAACAATGAGAAGCAAGAAAATTCGTACTACTCATATATATAGCAGGGAAGATTCGTGCCAAGCAGCGTAAGTCATTGATTTATAAAGCCTAGGAATAACCCTTACAAGGGAAAACCCTAGCCATATCTACCACCAGGTGAAATATTGAATACGTTTGGTTATGATTTATAACTTGTTTTTATATGTCTGGAAGTTGTTAGAGGTGGTTGGATTAGGGTGCATCAGTTATATACACAACATATGCACAACTTGTTCATAGGTTTGTTAAGTAAGTGCTAACCTACCAGGATGTATGTAAGTGCTTACATTGAAGGGGGGGGGAGGGGGTAGTGTGTGGTGGAACTTTTGTGGGAGCCTCCGATCCACTGGAAAAGTGGAATTAGGAAAAGCCTCGCCTACACTGGAAAAGTGAAATTAGCTTTTACTACAAGCACTGATGGCAAGGAGAGCAGGAAGGAGAACGGTAGATGTATGGATGTGTTACAGGCACCCGAGTAAGGACGGGAAAACTTCAAAAGAAGTGAGCCTCTCGTTTATCTTGGTTACGGTTTTATCTGTTTGTTAGACAGACCCGTTCACGCTACATGCCCCGTTCACCTTGTCCTTGCATCATCCCGATGGAAGGGTGGTTACTAGATGACCACATGATTCACCTGTTTATCCTACTTGGTCGGCTCTACCGCATAGAGGGGTGGGTGATGCCCCCGTGGAGTGAATTCACTATATCAGGGTTTACCCTATTGTTCAACAGTGTTACATTACGAATACTTCCCACCTTGGATAAAAGTATGGACACTGAACAACCTGTTAAGAAAAAGAAGGGCCGTCCTAAAGGCAGCACAACGTCATTTGGAAACATGACAATGGCAAAGTTTGCCAAAGCACCTCCTTTAGCCCTGTTGCCTAAAACTGAGACTCAGCAAATCAAAGAGTTGAAGAACCTTCTGATAAACAGTGCTGGTTCCAATGTTGTCCACAAAGCTGTTGAAATTGCTATGAATGACGATCATCCTGCTCAAGCTGCGATGATTAAGTTGTGCATGGATCGTATGCTGCCTGTCTCTATGTTTGAAAAAGAAGGCAAGTCCCGTAGTGCTGTGACAATCAACATTACTGGAATTGGCGAGATTAGCCACACCCCTGAAACCATCGAAGCTGAAGACATTGAGGCCAAAGAATGAGTGACCTGAACTTTAGCCTCCTACCTTGGCAACAAATTGTTTTTAGCGATAAAACAAGGTTTAAGGTGATTGCTGCTGGTCGGCGTTGTGGCAAGTCTAGACTGGCTGCTACCACCTTGTTGATTGAGGCTTTGCGCTGCCCTTCTGGTTCTGCTGTGCTGTACGTTGCGCCTACCAACGGTCAGGCTAGGCAGATTATTTGGGACGTTCTCATGGAGTTGGGCAGGGATGTTATCCAAAACGCCCACATCAACAATCAAAACATCACTACTATCAATGGAGCAAGCATCTATGTCCGAGGCGCAGATAGACCAGATACCTTACGAGGCGTTTCCCTTACATACGCCGTCCTTGACGAAGTTGCCGACATCAAGCCCGAAGCGTGGGAGCAAGTTATCCGAGCCTCCTTGTCCGACAAAAAAGGACGAGCCATGTTTATCGGAACCCCCAAAGGAAGAAACTGGTTTTACGATCTGTTTCGATTGGGCGAGAGCACAGAGGACACCGACTGGAAGTCTTGGCATTTCACAACAAAAGACAACCCCCTGATCGACCCAACTGAGATTGAATCTGCCAAAAAGACACTCTCTACCTTTGCTTTCAAGCAAGAATACATGGCGTCCTTCTCAAACGCTGGTTCTGATGTTTTCAAAGAAGAATGGATCAAATATGGAGTTGAACCTGACTATGGAAGCTACTTTGTTGCTGTTGACTTGGCAGGATTTGAGGAAGTTGCCAAACAAGCTGCTAATAGTAAGAAGCGCCTGGATGAGTCTGCAATTGCTATTGTCAAGGTTACGGACGAAGGCAAGTGGTTTGTAAAGGAAATCGTACACGGACGGTGGGATATTCGGGAAACTGCGGTCAAAATCCTCATGGCGATGCGGAAATACAAGCCACTTTCGATAGGAATTGAGCGTGGAGCACTGAAAAACGCTGTTTTACCGTATTTGAGTGACTTGATGCGTAAGAATAATGTATATTCGCACATAGTTGACCTCACCCACGGCAACAGGAAAAAGACGGATCGCATCATTTGGAGTCTCCAAGGGCGATTTGAGCATGGTCGGATCATCCTAAACTCAGAAGAAGATTGGGATGACTTCAAAGATCAGTTGCTCATGTTTCCTGCAACGGGAGTTCACGATGATTTACCCGATGCACTTTCCTACATTGACCAACTAGCCGTTACAAGCTACTTTGAGGAAGATGAGGAAGATGAGTGGGAACCGATAGATGTAATTAGCGGAGTCTAGAATGGCAGAACTGCAACAAAATGAGTTTGACGAACCAACAGAAGCTGAGAAAGAGTTGGTTGCTTTTGTTGTAGATCACACTGACCGCTGGAGAGACTGGCGAGATTCCAACTATCTGCCTGATTGGGAAGAATACGAGCGTATTTTCCGTGGTCAGTGGGCTGATGGTGACAAAACCCGTGAGTCAGAGCGTAGCCGAATCATCACCCCTGGCACTCAACAAGCCGTTGAAACACGCCATGCTGAGATCATGGAAGCTATCTTTGGTCAAGGCGACTTCTTTGATATTACTGATGACGTTCAAGACGTAAACGGCAATGACATTGATGTTTCTAAGATCAAAGCACAACTAGACGAAGACTTCAAGAAAGACAAGATTCGCAAGTCCATTGACCAGATTGAGTTAATGGCTGAAATCTACGGCACTGGCATTGGTGAGATCGTTGTCAAAACTGAGAAGGAATACATCCCCTCAACTCAGCCAATCCCAGGCCAAGTTGGTCAAGCTGCTATCGGCGTCATGGAAAAAGACCGTATTGCAGTCAAGATCATGCCGATTAACCCAAAGAACTTCTTGTTTGATCCTAACGGCACATCTGTTGATGACTGCATGGGTGTGGCAATTGAGATGTTTGTCTCGATCCACAAGGTTGTTCAAGGCATTGAATCTGGCGTTTATCGCAAGGTTGATTTAGGCACTGTCTCCAGTGATGATGACCTTGAAGCCACTCAAGAGTTGCAACAATTTAAGGATCAAAAGGTCAAGTTACTCAAGTATTTTGGCCTTGTTCCTCGTGAATACCTGAAAAACCTCAAGGAAGAAAAAGAAGTCATTGAGTTGTTCCCTGAACACAGTGCTGCCGATGACTATGCTGACTTAGTTGAGGCAATCATCGTTATTGGTAACGAAAACCTGCTGCTCAAGGCTGAAGAAAACCCATACATGATGAAGGATCGTCCGATCCTGACATACCAAGATGACACTGTGCCAAACAGGTTGCTTGGTCGTGGTACGGTTGAAAAAGCCTACAACATGCAAAAGGCAATGGATGCCCAAATCCGTAGCCACCTTGATTCCTTGGCGTTGACCACCAGCCCAATGATTGCAATGGATGCAACTCGCTTGCCTCGTGGTGCTAAGTTTGAAGTCAAACCAGGTAAAGCTATCCTGACAAACGGTGCTCCTTCTGAGATTCTGTTCCCATTCAAGTTTGGTCAGACAGATGGAAACAACCTTGCCACAGCTAAAGAGTTTGAACGCATGTTGCTTCAGGCTACTGCTACGCTGGATAGCAACGGCATGGTTTCCCAGGTAGCTCGTGATGGTGGCGGCATGTCAATGGCTGTTGCTTCTATCATTAAGAAGTACAAGCGCACACTGGTGAACTTCCAAGAGGATTTCTTGGTTCCATTCATCAAAAAAGCGGCTTTCCGCTACATGCAGTTTGACCCTGAACGCTATCCTTCTGTTGACCTGAACTTCATTCCTACGGCTACTTTGGGCATCATTGCTCGTGAGTATGAACAACAACAGTTTATTGGTTTGCTCCAGACTCTTGGCCCTAACACTCCTGTATTGCCTCTGATCTTGAAGGGAATTGTCAACAATAGTTCGTTGAGCAACCGTTACGAACTGATGGCTGCTTTGGAATCTATGGCTAAACCTGATCCACAAGCACAGCAAATGGAACAGGCTCAGAAGCAACTGGCTATGCAAGCTGCCCAGGCTCAGATCGCTGTTCAGACTACTCAAGCTGAAGAAAACAGAGCATCGGCTACCAAGTTGATGGCTGAAGCTCAGTTGATGCCTCAAGAAGTTCAGGCCAAGACTGCTTCTGCTTTGACAAACAACCTTCCTAATGCAGATGATGCTGCTCAACGTGAGTTTGATCGTAGAGTGAAGATTGCTGACTTGATGTTGAAGGAATCTGAGATCAAAAACAAGTCTAAAATTGTGGAATTGCAAATGAGCAAACACAAGGCTGACTCAATGAGTGTTGAGGATGAGTTTTTGAAGCGTCTTTCCGAGGAATTGAACAATGGAACTCGTTGATCTGGAAAGAAAACTAGGTATTGAGGGACTGTCTGATGCTGACAAGCTGGAGATAGTCTCGTCAATCCAGCAATCCGTCAACGAACGCCGTGTTCAACAGAAAAAGCAAGATGTTGCAGAACATACTAAGCTAGTCATCCAAGCCATTCGCAAGATTGAAGCTGATTTAAAAGATCGCTTTGATGAAATGAATGGTCAGATCAAAGACAAAGTTTCCTCTTTGAAAGACGGTCAATCAGGTCGTGATGGTAAAGATGGAAAGCCAGGTCGTGACGGTAAAGATGGCGCAAGCGTCAAGGGTGATCGTGGCGCTGATGGAAAACCAGGTCAAGATGGTCAAGACGGGGTATCTGTTGTAGATGCCAAGATTGATTTTGATGGTAGTCTGACTATTACATTGTCCAACGGACGCCAGATCAATGCTGGTGAAGTTGTGCCAATGGACATTGCTGACAGGATCAAAGTCATTACCAATGGCGGTGGTACTTCTCAATATGTGCTAGATGCTATTGCTGATTTGCAGACTCAGATTAGCGCAATTCAAGGTGGGTTGAACTATCGTGGCACATGGAACGCATCAACCAACACGCCAACCCTTACCTCTAGCACTGGAACTTCTAACTATTATTATGTGGTTAGTGTCAGTGGTTCTACTAATCTTAACGGCATCACTGATTGGGTTGCTGGAGATTGGGCAATCTATAACGGTAGCACTTGGCAGAAGATTGACCAGACAAACTCAGTAACTTCTGTAAACGCACAAACAGGTGCGGTAGTCCTTGGGTATGCTGATGTAGGGGCTTTTCCTGCAACACCAACTTCGGGAGCAAACTCTGTTGTTTTGCGTGACGCTAATCAAAACATTTCTGTTAATTCGATTAGCGAAGGATATATAAACGTAGCGGCGGCAGGTACAACAACAGTGCTTACAGTGGCATCTGCGCCGAACTATGTAGTTACTGGTTCTGGTGGTCAGACATATCAATTACCAAATGCTACTACTTTGCCAAATGGCGTAAATTTTACTTTTAACAATAACCAATCTAGTGGTGCAATTACTGTAAACAATAACTCTGGAACGCTTATTGTTTCTGTTCCATCTGGTGCATTTGTTGATGTAAGTTTATTGTCTAACGCGATTGCGGCGGGATCATGGGACACGCATTTTCAAGCACCATCTAACGTATCTTGGTCAACAAATACATTTAGCTATGGTGGCTCAATTACTAATGCTACTTGGAACGGCAACACAATTGCAATCAATCGAGGCGGTACAAATGGAACAGCAACTCCTACGGCTGGTGCTATTGCTTACGGTACTGGGACTGCTTATGGATTTACTGGCGCAGGTACTTCTGGACAAGTTCTAACTTCTGCTGGAGCAGGAACGCCAACTTGGTCAACTCCGACAACAGGAACGGTTACATCTGTAGCCACAACAGGAACAGTAAACGGGATTACGCTTACTGGCGGTTCGATTACATCCTCTGGAACAATAACCCTTGGAGGAACATTAGACCTATCTAGCCCTCCTGCTATTGGCGGCACAACTGCTGCTGCTGGTACGTTTACTACGTTGATCGGTGGTGGCGGTTCAGCTAACTACGAACAAATCACAGGCGGCGCAACAGGTAAAGCTGTGCAGTTTCAGTCGCTTGGTAGCGATGCTGCTGTTTCCCTTGCTATTCAACCCAAAGGCACAGGAGCCATTGACCTAGCAGCAGGTTCTAGCGGTGTAAACATCAGTAACGGCGGTACTGTTACTGCTATTACTAGGACTGCTGGAGGTACAGGTTATACCGTTGCTCCTACCATCACAATTTCTGCCCCTACTACGGCTGGCGGTGTTCAAGCAACTGCTACTTGTACGGTTACTGCTGGTGTTGTTGATACTACATTCACGATTACTAATGCTGGCAGCGGTTATGTTGAACAGCCGACAATTACATTTACTCCCGTAAGTGGTGGTAGTGGTGCTGCTGCTTATGCTAGTGTGGGTGCGACAGTAGTATTAAAAGCATTAAACACTTTTAACATAGGAACAAGCGCAGGTACACATTTGCAGTTGCTGGAAGGCGGCGGCTCCACAGTAAACTTTTTAAGAACCCAAGGCGCTGCTAGTGGCGGCGCTGTTTACGTTGGTGCAGCAGGGGCAGATGCAAGTGTAAACACTATTTTGTATTCAAGAGGCACAGGCTTCATAACCCTTGCAACAAACAGCGGAACAGAACAAGCTCGCATATCCCACACAGCATCTGCTGTGAACTATGTACAGTTTACTGGGGGTGTTGCGGGAACGCCTGGAACAGTCACAATATCTAGCGCAGGTTCAAGTGCAAACGTAGATATATCGCTTGCACCTAAAGGCACAGGGGTTGTAAAAATTGGAGCAAGTGCATTATCAACCACTAACTTTTCTATTGTTGAATCTGGTGGTAAATTGCTCTTTAAGTATGGAGCTACAACTATTGCTTCTATGTCCTCCACAGGAGTAATCACTTCTGCAACAGACATTGTATCCAATGGAACACCTTAACTAATTTAAACGAGGAAAATAGTAAAACACATGGCACTTATTAAATTAATCCCAACCGACTACGGCATTGATGCTTCGTACTGGAACATCGGCGCTGTTCAAGAAGACTTTAAAGGCAAGGGCACTGAAGTCACGTTCTACGGCTACGCATCCAAAGAAGCCCGTGACGCAGGTAAACAGCCTCTAAGCGCAGGTAAGGTGCAGATTGCTGGTGAAGAATATGTTGCAGGTGCTGATCGTGCGGCCCTATACTCAATCATTAAACAAAAGCCTGAATTTGAAGGCGCAACTGATGCTTAACGCAATAATTAAAGGAAAAATATGGTAGTCAAAGTCTCTTTACTTTCAGGTGCTGTCGCAAGCGATGGTGTATTGTCAATCCAGACAAATGGAACAACTGAAGCCATTAGCATTTCTACTGGACAGGTTGCTACCTTTGCAAACAACCCAATCCTGACTGGTGGCACGATCAACGGTGTAGCCTATCTCAACGGTTCTAAGATACTGACTACTGGTTCAGCGTTGGTGTTTGATG